AGAAATTCAAAGATTTCGATAAGTACGATAAGCTTCATATCGGTAAGACATTTGAAATGCTTATAGACATCAATACTATCAAGGAGAAACTGAATAATGGTACAATGAAGTTCGTACCATTCACCCACGTTCTCTTCAAGAACGGCTACTATGACGATAGCCCAAAGGTAGAGAAGGAGATTGAGAGTATTACCATCGGTAAGCCGAAGAAAGGTCTTTGCCCAGGCAAGTGGTTGGATCATGAGTTTTTCATCATCAAGTTCAAGTGATATGGACAAGACAACAGAACTATCATATAAGCACCTCATTTCGCAGCTCAGAAAAGAAAACGCTGATTTGAGAAATGAGGTGCTAGAATTAAGGAAGTTGCTAACAAAAAAAAGGTGGTAAACCACCTAATTAACACTCCGTAACACCATGTTAAAAGGCATTTTTGACTATCTTTTGTCAAATTAGCTTCCTGTAATTTTCGGTAACATTAGTTAAGTTAAAGAAAGGTTAAATACCTTACATAAGCCTTTCTAAGCTGTCTATTTTTCTTCTCCATATCCTTATACCATTTTTCGGAATTAGCCCAACACAGAGGAAAATAGGTTTTATTTAACACTTTGATTTTCAATAAGTTATATAAAGTTAACCAAGAAAAATAATGCGGTTAAAATTTGGTCAAATGCTAAAAAATGACTACCTTTGCACTATCAAAAATAAATAATAACAATTTAAAGATAAGAGCAATGAAACAGACAATAAACGTATCAAGCAAAGCTGAGGTTGTAGCAGCAGTTACAAGTGATTTTAGTGGAGGTTATAACTATTTCGAAGGTGACATTCGTAAGGGTAATCTTAGAGCGCATGTAACTAACTGCTTCTATGGTAACAAGTTGAGAATCCAGATTACCTATTGGGAGGATGGAAAAAGTGTGGCAGTTGAAACCGCTTCAACATGTTCAACAGTAAAGGGAATTGTTAGTAAGGTTTCTAAATTCTTAGATATTAAGTAAATAAAAAGGTAATGACTGGTCCAACCAATCAGTCACAATAAGAGCAATGAAATGTTAGACAGAACAAACATTCACTTTAAGAAAGCTGTTAAAGCTGTACTGATAAAGGTTAACAGAATACATAACAATACCATATCAGTAAGTATTAACCAAAGATTCATCGACATCACTTTGTTGGATAAAAAATCTGGTATTTTTTATTCAGACATGATAAGTTCTTTTTTAAGCAAGGATGAAATCCTTCAGAGGTTAGATTACTTCAATAAAATGTATCACGCATGGGTGCAACTTCAAAAGAAAGGAGGTCACCATGAGTAAAGAGTACATTGGAACAGATTGCTATAATCGCAAGATGGAGCTTTACCATATCGGCAATGAAGTTTATTGCGACCACATCAAAAACGGAGTTGTCGTCAAGACAAACAGCATCACTGTAGATAACCGCATTCTTGGATTGTTTGGCAGTCCTCATACAAGCGGAGCATATATCTACGATGAGATAGCAAGAATGTATGGCAAGAAGTTATAATAACTGCATATAAAAAGTAAGAGCAATGAAGACAGACAACGTTTTAGAGCATTTCGCAGAAATGATGATTTCACGAATGCAAAAGATGAAGGCAGGAGATTGGAAGATGGGGTGGTTCACCACATCTTATGGTGGTAACCCAGTGAACCTTGGAGGGCGTGAATATAATGGGATGAACTCATTCTTCCTGTTCCTCTGCATGATGGACGAAGAAAGATTCAAATATCCTATCTTTGCTACCTTCAATCAGATAAAGGCATTAGGAGCTAGTGTGAACAAAGGAGAGAAAAGCTTCCCTGTTCTGTTTTGGTCCATCCAGTACAAAGACAAGAATGGAAACAAAATAACAGAAGACAGCTACAACGGAATGACTCGATTGGACCAACTAGACTGCAAAGTCCAGCCTTTCTTGAAGAGCTACAACGTGTTCAACATCAGTCAAACCAACCTCGAAGAGATAGCACCTAAGACGATGCAGAAGTTGAAGGAGAAGTTCAGTCTCAAAGATAAGAATGAGTTGCCGACAGACACGGCTGGTATGTACGTCAACGAGAAAATTGATGATATGCTCCTTTATCAGAAGTGGCTCTGCCCTATCCGCTACGACAAGTATTCAAGTGGAGCTTTCTACAGAGTTGGGGTAGATGATATTACAACACCTCTTAAAAGTCAGTTCAAGAAGGGCAATACAGAGCAGGAGATATTCGAGGATGGACAGGAGTACTACTCAACCCTTCTACATGAAATGGTTCACTCAACAGGGCACAAGTCTAGATTGAATAGAGGGTTTGAGAATGAGAAAGGAGAAAAGGACTATGCAAGAGAAGAGTTGGTTGCGGAGCTTGGAGCAGCTCTTATCGGAAACGTCCTAGGCTTTAGCAGTCGCATTTTAAATAATAACGCTGCTTACCTAGATGGTTGGATCAGCAAGCTTAAAAAGCAACCAAAGTTCATCGTTTCTGTTTTGACAGACGTAAACAAGGCAGCTAAAATGGTATTAGAAATCGTGAACAAAGAAAAGGCACAATTATTAATGCCTGCATAAGATATTTTATTGCTCTATCTAAGGCGGTATAAGCGGATTTGCTTGTATCGCCTTTATTCATTATCATCAAAAACATAAAAAGCTCTATAAGCGAAAATAAATATGCAATTTCTTGATTAAATCTATTTGTTGATTAAATATTTTTAGTATCTTTGCACCAAAAGTAGTAAAGATATGAACATCGAAGAAATACTCAAGAAAACTGATACTATCAGCCAAAAGATAGAAGAGCTACGCAGAAGGACTGTAATGGTCCCTTTGTGGAGTTATCTTTTGAGTTTATATGAGCCAGCAAGCCATAAGGTAATGACAGATACCATAAGCCTTCGTGATAAAGACAATGGAGAAAAATCTTCCCGTATAGCGGTTGCCCTTGAAAAGCTGCTCACAAACAGAATAACAGAATTTACCTTCTCTATACCAGTTAAGAGAAAGTACAACACTCCAGAAAATGATATTCAGAGGGAAATCCAAAAGGCATTAGAAAAAATCTACGATTGTGCTCATATTGACAACATGAACTACAAACGTGGACTAGCCTATTTCGCAAGCTGTGAAATCTTCACCATTTGGTATTCTGTTAAGAAGCATAACTCTCTATATGGTTTTGAATCAAACTACAAGTTGAAGTGCAAAACCTTCTCCCCTATGGATGGAGTAAGATTGTACCCTATCATTGATGAGTATGATGATATGCAAGCTATGTCGTTTGAATATGATAAGACCGTTTCCGATAAAGAGACGATAACATTCTTCGAGACCTTTACAGAAAACTATCATTTCATTTGGAAGAAAAGTAACCTTGGTGAAATGTGGGAGGAAGTAACTGCACAAGTTGATGAGGATGGGAACACTGAGAGTGGTGAGGAAATCATCATCCATAAGATTCCTGGAGCATACCTGTCTCGACCTCACGCCATCTACGAGGGGCTTGATAATATCCGAAGTGAATTTGAGTATAATGTCAGTCGCAATAGCAACGTGATTGCATATAACGCTGCACCAATCGCAAAAGTCAAGGGTGGAATAGTCGGACAGGAGAAAAAGGGAGAAAGTTTGCGTATATGGAGAGTCGAGAATGATGGCGATATTTCATACGTATCATGGAACCAGTCGCAAGAAGCGGTTAGCGGTCAGAATAAAACCCTCCTCGGATTGTACTGGATGCTTTCTCAAATGCCAGATATTAGCTTTGAGAATATGAAATCTCTTGGTAATATCGGCTACGATGCAAGACAGACGTTGCTCACAGATGCACATCTGAAAGTTCGCATGGAATCGGGCGCTTTCAAGGAGTTCTTTGAAAGAGAGTTCAATGTAATCAAGGCATTCTTGAAGGTCATGAATCCAAAATGGGAAAAGGAGATAGATAACGTCACCTGCGACCACATCATCACTCCTTACATACCAAAGGATGAGAGCTACGACATCACCATCAGACAAAAGGCTAATGGTGGTAAGCCGGTAGAAAGTCAGCTTGAATCCATCGTTAAGCTTGGGCAGTCGGAAGACCCTCAGCAGACAATGGAGGATATTCGACAGGATGAACTTAATGCGGCAGCAGTACAGCAGTCTGCTTTTGCTATGGGTGAACAAACAATATAAACGCAATAAACTGCACAAGTTATGAAGAAAAAAATCGCAATTTGGCTAATCAAGTTAGCTAGAAGACTCTACCCTATCAGTGTAACTGTCTTTGAACAGAAAGAAATCCTAGAGCCAAAGGTATGTGCCAAGGCTTATAGCATCGACAAGAATTACATTCGCCACTACAAGCGAGACCATCATGTCAAGTCCATGAGAGAAGCTTTGCGTGAGATAACAAAGGAAACTCTCGCACAGGCAAAGAAAGATGTACTCAATACTATCGAATCCAAGATCATGAAGCAGAGAGTATATCAGAAGGATGGCAATACGATTGTGGAGGTAAAGGTTAATTGCTATGTCTCCAAAGAAGAAGGTTAAGCCTATTCCAAAAGAACCTCAGTTCTGCAAATTATGTGCCCACGTTTCCAATCCACGTAATCTTAGTGTTACGGGAGAGCCAACGTTGGGCACTTGCCCTTATGAGGAGTTTGCTATCCTCTATCAAAGGGAATGTGTAAACGAACATTATAAGCCGAAATAAATGAGACCAAATATCCCCAATCAAAAGAAAGCATACTATGCTCTGAACAGACGCTTAGTTAACTACGTGGCACAAGTTCAGAGCATTTATGATAGAATCGCTAGCCAAGTTGCTACTGCTATAGATGGTGTCGGTTATGATGGTTCTGCGGAGTTCTTGTTTGGGGACTATCCAGAACTAAAACAAACCATCAATGGCATCATGACCAGTTATGCTGCACAGATGAATAACCTCATCTATGCAGGTACCACAAATGAGTGGAAAGAAAGTAACATCATGCAGGACCTACTTGCAAGAAAGGTACTTCGTGCTTATGATTTTGAGAAGGGCGGAGATAAGTACAACAGGTATTTCCAACCTAATTCAGATGCTTTGAAGGCTTTTCAAAATAGGGTTGATAAGGGGTTGTCTGTTTCGCAGAAAGTATGGTATCAGTCACAAGCCTTGAAAAAGGAGCTGGAGCATACCATATCAACTGCAATAGAAAGAGGGCAGTCTGCGGTTGTTCTCAGTAAGCGAATCAGTAAGTATCTGTTAGACTATCCTTCATTAAAGGCAGATTATACAGAAAAGTTCGGAAAAGCCGCTACATGCGCGAATTGCCAATACGCTTCTATACGTTTGGCAAGAACCGAGATAAATATGGCTTACCGAAAGGCAGAGCAGACACGTTGGCAACAATTTGACTTCATCTTGGGCTACGAGATTAAGTTGAGTAAACGCCACCCTGCACCCGACATCTGTGATGATTTGTTGGGAATATACCCAAAAGATTTTGTCTTCCTAGGTTGGCACCCTAACTGCATGTGTTATGTTGTACCTATTGTGATGAGCGATGAAGAGTACTATGGTTCTCCTTCCATTCAGAAGTCAGCTATGATTTCTCGCACCCCAAAGAACTTTAATGACTGGGTACGCAATAACCGCAGCCGAATCGGGCAAGCTGAAACCCTTCCATACTTCTTGAAGGATAACAGAAAGTATTGGCACCTGTCCGTTGAGGACGCGGCTGAGTACCGCCATGCTGACAGAGACGAAAAAGCCATAAAGCTTGCTTGGAAGAACAGAGACTTATTGAAATACAACATAGATGTAGATAATTCTGACATAGCAACATTAAGGCGAAATGCTAAAGCCTATGATGTTGATATATCAAGCTTTGAAAAATTCCTCACTACACATCAATTTAAAGAGAGTTTTGGAATGATGACTGATAGTGAACGTTCTGTTTTGTCAGATATGTTCGATAAGTATGATGACAAGGTTCGTCAAGCTGTAGAGTCTTTCGGCAGGACAAAGAAAAGTTATCTAGCTAAGTTCGATTATAGCTATGATTTCGGTGATTGGAGGGATGGAGTAACTAAGAAGTTTGCGAATATCACTCCTACACAATTCGATCCAGTGAGCAAGATTCAACCTAAGTTGAAGGCTACCTATGAAGAAGCTAGAAAGGAACTGCAAGACCTTCGCTCTATTCCGTTGAAACCTAAGAAGCTGATAGATGATTTCGATGATTGGGAATTGCAGACTGCATTAGACGACCAGGAAGCAGTTATGTCAGGAAAGAAGCTCATGCAAAATCTCTATGGACCAAACATTGATAACGTCAATTCTTGGATAAGAGTAGAATCGGCTCGCATAACAGAAGGCTGGGGCAAGGCTTATGAGGTCTTTCTTGACGAGTATCATAACGGCTTGAAGGAGGTCATGGAAGCTGCTACCCATCTGAACGAATTGAGAACAGCAGATTTGAGTATCATTCCTACAAGATGGATTCCTCGCTTCAATGATTATATCAAGACCATAGAAACTGCAAGGATTGATGTCCGAGGTTATGAAAGGGTTTATCGTGAGATAGAGGGTGCGTACAACATCTACAAGCTGTCTTCGGATCAAGATTTGATTGCGTATGGCTTAGATAAGCTATCCTTCAATACACCTCATACCATCGTGGAAGGCTTTAGAGGTATTGGATTGAGTCCGACCAAATGGCTCGGAAAGAAAGAGTTCTATGACAGCTTTGACAAGTTTGTTCCTTGTATTAGCCTTAGCGGCGACAAAGCATACTTTTGGAGCAAATACAATCATGTGCGAATAGACTTCGATGGTCTAAAGGATAGAATCTTAAATTCAGAATGGTATCGCAAGGGTCTCCAATATCACGAATACGGACACGCTAAAGCCGCATTACAAGGTAATTGGGAAGAAAATGCAGACTTCAAAAAACTTTATAAAAGGTTTTTTGCTGACTACAACAAGCCCGAATATAGATACGTAGATGGAGAAGGTGTTTCGCAATGGAAAATCGCTGATAGACTATTTGAAGAGCTCAAACTCGTAAAAGACAAAACGTATGATGTAATGGAACAATTTGGCAAAATCTCTGATACTTTGCAAGCTATCGACAAAGACCACAACTGGATACAGGGAATGTTAGGACACGACGTCGATTACTTCGCATCGAGTTCGCATAATTGTTTAGCTGATATTATAGCCCATTTAAGCGAAAATTATTGGTCTAACAATAAATACTTCAAAAAGGTTTTACCAAGGCTTTATAATGAAGCTATGGCTCTCTATGAGAAGTATTATAAGCTAAACAAACCGACAAAAAGATAGGTGGTAGTCTATGGTTCTACCACCCATCTTGATTTTCTTTCGGTAGGACCTACGGCTGATTCATTGGTAATATAGGTCAGACCAAACTTTGTTTTAGTTTTCATTGCCTTGCGAATAGAGAGCATTATTTCTTCTCTCGTAAAACCGCTAATAGGATAGTTTTGTAGAGCTAATTCTACTGCGCACATTTGAGCTACACCTGCATTTCCTTTGGTATAGTAGTTCACTACCTGTTCGTCTGTAAGCTCGTCCACGGACTTAACAGAGCATTGTTCTAGATATTCTTGTATATTCATGCTGCAAAGATAGTAAAAGTTTCCCAAACTACAATACGTCAGATTAAAAAGTTAGCAAAAGTTAGCAAACAGACTATAAAGAAGTTTAAAAGTTAAACTATTGTAAGTACTTGAAAATAAGATGATTAATATTTGGTCAATTCACAAAAAATGACTATCTTTGCACTATCAAAAATAAAATAATAACAATTTAAAGAATAGGAGATAAGAGCAATGAAACAATTCGAAAATATTAAGGTTGGAGACAAGATTATTGTTAACTATATATTTGAAGAACGTGTAGTAACGGTCAGCAAAGTAACCAAGACTCTCATTATTGTTGGCGATCGCCGATATAATAAAAATAATGGGTTTACTTATGGAAGAAGAGGTTACAATTTTCCTTATATCGTTCGAGTAATGTAGAAGAGAAACGTCTCCATTTTATACAAGTAATCATGACACAACAAGAATTTGAACAGCGAGTAGGAATGTCGGTCAATGCTACAGAATACGCTTCCATCGAGAATGTATATATGGCAAGTGACCTAGATAAGGATGCTTTCTGCATTCTTTGGGAGAAGATGAACTTCAAAAGAGTTGCAAGAGCTAGAGAAGAGAACTCAGCTAAGTTGAAGGAGCAAATGAAGAAGGAACAGCTATTCGACATATTGAACAAGCCATACGGCAAAAACGATTTTGGTACGCTAGCCGATAACTTCTACAGCAAAAGTGAAAAAGCTGTACTAGAAAGCATCGGAATCCACATGCAGCAAGAAAGAAATGGCATTCCATACTTTGTAAGTGTAGCATCAGTATTGGTTGATTTACGCAAATTTTTGAAAGTCGCATAAGAAGGTAACGGTAGGGCTAACCACCCTACCTCTATATGATAAGAGCAATGAATACGATTAAAACGTTTATTCCATCAGAGTCAGTTGACGCATTCAAGAAGTTTGCTGACAAGACACGTAAGAATGTAAAGGACTTCGCTTACTCCCTAGGTAAGCCTTATGAGAAGTTGTTTTATCATCCTGTAATCAATGAAGATGGAACTGCAGGACACAGAATCAAAGCTTTCCATGAAGTATGTGACCTTACGATCGACATACCAGAGCAGAGTGGTTGGAGACTCCTTGCTACATATAAGGACGATGCTTTTACTCCTGCCGACCCGACCAAGGAACTTATCTTCAAGAACCCTCAGCACGGAGCAGACTATGGTAAATGTGACTTTTGCGGTCATTGGTGCAAGAACGCCTATGTCGTTGAAAATGTGAAGACGGGTGAGGAATTACAAGTAGGTTGCGAATGTATCAAGAAATTTGGTATCAATGATATGTACTACATATCCGACTTCACCAAAAAGCTCTATGAACTCTACGATTACAGAATCAGCTATGCTACTGATGATGAGTTTGGTGATATTGAGGAATGGGGCGGCAGAAAGGATTCAAGCTACAAGAATGCTGTCCTTAAAACGAACCTCATCATGGCTGCCAAGGCTCAGTACGATATTTGCCCAGTCTATAAGAAAGGAACGAAAGTTGAACACGTCCGTTACCGCTCGGCAACTTTGGAGGGTATCGACACCATCTTGAATAGCGGTAAGTTAAAGGTGGATGAAGCTTACGTGAAGGCGGTTTGCGAGTTCGGTGCAAAGATTCAACCTAAGACCGAGTTTGAAGAAGATATGCTTGCCGTAGCAAAGAACTTCTATTGTTATCAAGGTCAAGAGGTATATGCCTTCTTCCTGGTCAAGGCTTACGAAGACAGCTTGAAGCCAGAGTTAAACCTTCCGAAAGGATGCCAAGTTAAGGTATGTGGCAAGGTCATTCAGAAGCGTTTCGAAGAGTCTTACTTCGGAATGATGGAAATCAACACCATTCTTACCGATAAGGGTGTTACCTGTGAACGCTACGGAAAGGTACCTACCACTGAGGATAAGCGCACTTCCTTCTATGCTCTCGTAAAAGGAGTATTCAATGGAAAGGTTAGCCTAGACAGAGCTACCAAGAATCCAAAGAAGGGAATTGAAGTAGTAATAGAGATTTAGTTATGAGCGCATTCAACATCAACACCTATTATGGCTGTGAAACTTGCGAAGCAGCCAACGAATATGGTAATGGTTGCAAGCATGGTCTGTTATTCCCTGTCCTGCTTGTGATAGCTAATAAAAGGGAATGCCCAAATTATAGATTTCAAAGAAAGGATTGAGATATGATAGACTTAGTAAAGATGGTTTCCTTAATCGCTAAAAATGAAAGCGATAAGCCTGCATCAATAGACTTCAATGGAAGGGTTGGATGTCTTTTTTTCCGTAATCATAGCTTTAAGGTAGATTGGACGGAAGGTAACGAACAAGTAAGTTTTGAGAGCTCAAACAGCAATTCTCTGTCTTCAACAATAAGTATACTTGAAAGCTTGCAACATATTTGCTTTGATTATTTCAAGGACCATTTAATTGAATACGATATTGCATTAAATAGAAAGTATGGCTTTCTTCTGATTACCCACATACAATAAACATAAGTATTATGAAGATATACAAATTGATATGGTATCTCTACACAGAGGACCAACTTAAAAAATCCCTCATCACCGATAAGGAAGTTGCAGAAAAACGTTATCAAGACCTCAAAAAGGCTCTTTATCGTGGATGCTGGTTATCCCTCTCAGAATTAGTAGAAAACGAAGACCATGTATTAGTGGAGGGTGAAGGTCTTCATTATAACGACATTTAAAAGTTAGAACAATGGAACAGAAGTTATTAGATTTGATTATCAGTATAGGACAAAACAAGGGTTGGACAGTAGATACTACAGATAATGGCAATGACCTTGCCTACATCTTCTTTCAGCGTTATTCTCCTGCAGGTCAAGATTTCAATATGTCAATCGAAATGCCAAACAATGACCCGAATGTTTTTTTGGCGTATCTCTCCAACTACTATGAGAACTTCGATCCAGATGGTGAAGCTTTAAACTGGTGTGACAAAGAAGGTCATGGAATAAACGGAGCACCTAAACGCTTGAAGGATATCATCATTGATTTCGAGGAAATCGAAAAGGAAATCAAAGAACTCCTAGAAGTGTTCAATCTTCGAATAGAGGAACTAGAGAAAGCTGCCATTCACAAGGTTAAAGTGCAAGTAACCGAATACCTGCAAAAGGTAGTGGAGGTTGATGCCATCAATGGCAGTGACGCATGCGATAAAGTCGAAGAAATGGTTAATGGGTCAGAAATCATCTTGACATCAGACGATTTCACAACAAGAAAGATTGAGCCTTATGAAGATGAGTAAAACTGCACAAGGTGTGCAAAAGCTAAAAGATGGAGATTTGAAAGGAGCGCTCTCCATCTTTTCTACTTTTAAGTATGATTTCACAAGGGATGAACGTAGAACCATGCGAATTGCATACGAAACACTTTGCGGACATGGGGCTTTCTATCAATCATTAGGAATTGATGCTAGTCAGATGATAGTAGATGCGGCGATTATGTTAAACAATAAGTATCTGAATACCAATAAGTTAAACTAAGTTAGCAAAAAGTACTTTATGCTCAAAACGTTTGGTCATTTGCAAAAAAATGATTACCTTTGCACTATCAAAAATAAAATAACAATTTAAAAGATAAGAGCAATGAAAGAGTTATTAGAAAACATAGGTAACTTTAATGGATGGAAAGGAAACATCTGTCTTTACTTCCCCAAAAAGAAGGTTAGAGAATTAAAGCGTTATGGAATAACAGAAGATATGGATATAAAACAAGCATATCTTAAAGTGAGTAATATTAAAAACATATAACTATTATAGAGCAATGAAACTGATTACGAAAGAAATTAAGAAGAGACTGGAAAAATATCCTCTCTACTCACAGGATGGTAAAAAGGAAGAAGCCATCTGTCAAGCAAAGTTCTTCCTTTGTGTTGGTGCATGGTCTTGGTTCATATTAGAAGCAGACCTAGAGAACAATATCGCCTACGGAATCACTATCAATGGAAGTGGTGAAGGCGAGTACGGTTACACAAGCCTAACCGAGTTGCAGGGACTAACAACGAAGTTAGGCTTAACAGTAGAGCGAGATACATCATTCTCCCCTACTCCACTAAAGGATATTAATAACGAATATCTAAAGAAGTTTCTTAAGAAAATGTACGCTTGAAAATAATTTCTCACTTTTTTTAAGAAACTATTTGTTGATTAAATAATTTTATCTATCTTTGCAAAAAGTTACAAAAGAAATGAAGATTTATACATCATACTTCTCAAACGGAGCTAAGTTAGCAAAAGCTGGTATCATGATGATCGGTATTGCCCTCTACCCTCCGAAATGGTTTACAGGATTGTCAAACAAGTACGTGTCACCATCATGGGACATTCTTCACAACTCCAAATCGGAAGAAGATTACGTACAACGTTTCAATTCTGAGATATTGGCTCATCGGGACCCAAAAGCATTTCTCTCAGCAATAGAGAAAATGGCAAATGGAAAAGATGTAGCTCTATGTTGCTTCGAAAAGCCAGATGATTTTTGCCATCGCCACCTAGTAGCAAGATGGCTGAATGAAAAGTTGGGAATACAGGTCGAGGAATTTGGAATTTCCAAGAATCCTGTTTACTCGGAGCAAAGCTTGTTTTAGGCGTCCCTTCTTCCATCGGAATACCCACTAGGGTTGGCGGCTCGGAAAGACGAGCATTTTTGCGTGTATAGAATATTGTTATTATAAGCGGAGATAGCTCAGTTAGCAGAGCGCAGTGATACCATCACTGAGGTCGTTGGTGCGGCTCCAACTCTCCGCTCTTTTGCGGGTATAGCTCAGTCGGTCAGAGCGTCACATTCCCAATGTGAAGGTCGAAGGTTCGAGTCCCTCTAGCCGCTCTATTTTTGTAGAATTAAAATAAAAGAGCATGAAAATAGCAGTTATAGGAACGGGCAACGTGGGAGTAGCTTTTGCCGCAGACCTCTCTATTAAAGGTCATGAGGTTACACTCCTAAAGACATCTTCATACAAATCAGATGCCTTTGATAGACTTATCAAGAACGGCAAAAGGGTTTTTCTTAAAGAGAAATCAACTTATATAGAAACTGCAATCAAAGAGGTTTCTAAAGACCTCAGTAAGGTTGCAGAAGCAGAAGTTATATTTTGTACTATTCAGAGTAACTTCTATGAGGGTCTAGTAGAACGTATACATCAATACCTTCACAATGATCAGATTGTTGTCTGTATCTCAAGTTACGCATCCTCCTTCTATTTTGAGAAACATTGCAGAAAACTACCAATGTTAGTTGAAACAACTGGTCCATATTTGGAGGGACGAGTAGAGTTGAATGATAAACCAAACGAAGTTGTTTTTCGTGTTGGTTATAGGCATGAAGTTATTCCTGTAGCATGCTTTTCTAATCATGATACCTGCATGAAGAAACTGCATAAAATTAGCAAAGGTTTTATAGCAAAATATTGCGTGCTTGAATCTGCATTACTCAATCCAAATATGGTGTTGCATACGGTAGGTTCAATTATGAGTATTCCGAGAATAGAATATTCAAAGGGAAATTTCTGTATGTATCGTGAAGCATACGCAAGAGGAAATGACTCCACTATCAATCTATTGATGAGACTTGACGAAGAAAAGATGAAAGTCTTAAAAAACTTGGGCTTTTTCAAAACAAGCGTATTTGAAGCAGGAGGTTTCAATATGTCAGCCCCAATAGAGAGTTTGCATCGCTACTCAGAATCTAGTGATAGAGCCATCAGCCCAACATCTGTTCACTCACGTTACATCACAGAAGACGTTTCAGAGGGATTGGTACTGATGGAAAGTATTGTCCATCATATAGGCTTAGAGTTACCAGTTACATCATCCCTCATTACGCTTGCAAGTGTAGCTTTAGGAATAGACTTCCGTAAAACAGGAAGAACTATTCAGAGATTAGGTATTATTAACGAAATAGATATGCTTCATGAAGGTAGATAGCGACATAAGAAACAGAACATTCGGTATTGAAATCGAAATGTGCAATCTTGAAAGGGCGAAGGTAAATTTGCCCGAAGGTTACTCCTGGAGTAAAGAAGAGAGCATTGATAATACCGATTGTTCAAGCAATAAGCAGTTTGGTGGAGAGGTGAATACCCCTCCACTACATCTTTGCTGCTTAAAAGAGCTGCATGACCTCCGTTCTGTATATGAATCGATGGTTGCTGCAGGTGGCAGGCTAAAATGGAGCATCTACACCCATGTACACATTTATGTCGGAGATTTGTCTGTAGATCAGATAAAGAAAGTATTCCTATTCTTCTATGTGTGTTACCCTTATTTTAAGCAGTATGCTAAAATATCAGAATGTGATGAGCTTATATCCATAGCTATGCCAACTCCAACAGAAAAGTATTATGAAGGAGTCCTGCAGGCTCAGACTTTCGAGGATATTCAGAAGTTATTCACTAACAACTCAAACAAAGGTTTCATACGTCATGCAGTGAATATTTCTGCATATTTTAAGACAAAGACGATAGAGTTTAGACTTTACCATGCTACTGATGATTTCTATCAAGCTATGGCTTGTGTTCTTTCCACATACAGGCTATTTTATTACGCTATAAGCCACGAATTGGAGGATTTCAAATCAATTACATCATACCAGCAGTTCTGTGAGGTTACTGGGCTTAAATATGATGTTCCAGACGAATTATGTCCGCTACTCTACCAAGGAAATCCATACGACAAGGTAGAGTCGTATATGACAAAGCCTTTACCATACAATTCTGAAATGGTTTCAGCTCTGTATGATGCTGTAAAAGCTAACGGACACAAGGAAATCTGCATAGTAAATGGCTTCATGTATTACTATGAGTTATTCTTCCTTGATAAGATGGAAGTATCTATATACTGCCAAGATGCCTACTGCTATCTGCTCTATATGTTGGCAAATGGTAAAACATCACTAACATATAAGGATAAGCTTGCATGGTTGGAGGACTATAACAATCCTACACCATCAAGACAGCTTGCTTTGGCTCTTTATGCGGTGAAACTGCAAAAGTATTTCATGAGTGAATCGGCAAGAAATAGTGCCATCTTCGAAGCGTTGAAAATTAAGGCAAGGGAATCTATCGAGAAAACCGAGGAAGCAAATGAGCGATTGATGAGATTACTCACTACATGTGATTTCCATGTCGGAACACTAGAAGAAGCCATCAAGAATAAGAAGGTAATCTTCTTTAATTACGGAAGAATAGAGAAGAAGCAGAAGAGGGCATTCAAACTCATTTCTGAAAATAGTGACTTGAAATCAGATTTTTCTGTTGCAAGGAACGATTACTATAATCTTGTGGAAAGTATTCCGAGTGATAGTTATTTCTACTATTTCAGCAACAGCCCTTATCTGAGAAACCTACATAAGATAGCTATGTGGAATAATTCAAGTGGGGAAAGACGGTCTGCAGGAAGGTTCCTCTATTGCAATAAGCCTACTGCGCAAAATAATGCAAGCACCTCGTATTCTTCATACAGAATCGAATGCAATGAGATTGTTCCTCCTGATGATTTGGAGATTACAGACGCAAATAAGCTAAAGATTGAACGAGTAGATGCTTCTCTTCTTCATTGTTTACAAAAGAAGTATATCAAGAAGGTGGACCAATGTAGCGTATGTACGTATGCTTTTGCGGTAAAATACGATAAATATACCCTAGGTGGGTTTGGTTTTACGCTACCTCAACACAAGGGGTATGATTTATTTCAATTAACGGACTTCTGCACGAATAACGCAATCCCTCGATTGAGTAAACTCATACTGTACTGCATTCAATCTGTAGGAGTTCAAAGATATTTGAGCAGAAGAATGCACAAGCTTTGCGAGAAGGTTATCTCCTGCGCTTACACTCATAAGCCTGTGAGCATGAAATATCGTGGCGTGTATAAGAAAGTGAAGGAACACTGCACATCATCTTATCTTGCTTACGAAGGAATACTTGGCATATACCCTACGAATAAGGAAATCATTGAGAAATATCAAAAATCGTTGAAGAATGGAAAATGAAGATAGATGGAAATACGCAAAAGTTGATATAAACCTCATAGATGAGGTAGAAATCAATGCAAATGAAATGTCGGGTGAAGACTTCGCCCAACTAACAGACAACATTGCTAAGTCTGGATTGAGTAGTGTGCCTACCTGTATCAAGAAGGATAATGGTAGATACATCATGATCAGCGGTAATCATCGTTTGAGGGCTTGCAAGAAACTGCACTATAAAATGCTAGGCATCTTATATGTAGAAGAGAGCGAGATTACAAATGATGAAGCTATTGCTATTGAATTATCTCACAACTCCCTTCATGGTGAAGCTAATGTTAGCATTTTGAAGAAGTTGTTTGCATCAATTCAATCTATCGACTTTAAGAAGTTTGCCCATGTGAACATCGACGAGATTAAGCCAATAAGCACAGAGGGTATAGATGTATATGCCATGCAGGAGAATTTCGTATTCACAATCATCCTCTATCCTAGCTCATTCGCTAGTCTGGACACATTGTATGGAGACATTCGTGAGCAAGCACGCAAAAGTGATGCTCTCGTTCTAGCTTCCGAAGAAGATAACGAGAAAACCCTGCTTAAAATCCAACAAGAGATAGGTAAGGAGTTTGGCATAAAATCCCCAAGCATCACATTTGCAAAGTTGCTAGAGTTAGCAAGTGAACGTTTAACCGAAATAAAGGAAGGAGAAAAAGAAAATGATTTGGAGCATAACAAGTAAGAAGGAAATGGAAGAACTGAATACACCTTCAGTTTTCAGATATTACCAAGAAGCACTTGGTAGAGAAAATATCCAATTAGCAGTTGTTGACGAGACAGACAACCTCGACTTCATTGACAAAGAGGATGTCGTATTGCTAAGAACTGCAAGTGAGTTACTCATCAATACAATCCGAAAGAAAGGTGTAAGGACCACGGCAGAAGATTTTAGCAAGTACGAACTTGTAAGGGATAAAGCTAAACTTGCAAGATGGCTTACGATGAATGGTATTAGAGTACCACATCAGTATCATCAGGTGTTTGACTTGCACGGAAAAACTTATTTCGTAAAGCCTAGATATGGAAGTGATAGTGTTGGTATCTCTGAACTAAACATCTGTCACACCGCTGATGAAATCAGAGTTCAAACAAAAAAGCTTGATCCGAAAGGCAAAGGAGACGTTGTTATAGAAGACTTTATAAATGGAAGAGAATTTACGGTTGTCTGCATAAAAGGCTTTCCCCTCAGAACATTTGTAATGGAGGTAATCTGTACAACAAATGGCGGCATCCAAACATACGAAAGCAAGAAAAACTATATGGAGGTCGGCTGCAAGGTCTATGGAGATTTAGATGATAGGGCTAAGAGGATAGCTTCCGATGTTTTCTCCAGTCTTGGGTTACAACATCATGCACGTATTGATATGCGCTGCGATAATGAAGGTAACCTTTACGTGATAGACGTCAATCTCCTTCCTGGTCTCGGACCTATTGGAGATTTAGCACGTTGCTTGTTGCTAACAGAAAATATGTCTTACATAGATGCTTTGAAAGCAGTCATAGCATCTGCAAGTTAAAAAGGTTGATTATGGCAAAGGTAAGAAGAACAGAATTAAAAAAAATTGCCGCTGCTTACGAAAAGAAGGGCGGCAATATGGCTGCTACGGCAGTAGCTTTGGGCATTACACGCCAAGCCTTATATAACTGGCGAAAAGAGGATGAAAAGTTAGCCAAGATGTTGGATGATATAGATGAAGGCATTCTTGACTTTACTGAAAGCAAGTTGGTTGAAAAGGTGAACGAAGGTAATCTAACTGCAATCATCTTCCTTCTGAAAACCAAGGGCAAGAAGCGTGGCTATGTCGAGCAAGTAGATAACAGATTAGTAGAAAATCCATTCGAGAAGTTAATGAAGGAGCTTCCCGATGATGAAGAAGGATAATTATGTATAACGGAGAATTGTATATACCAGACTGTTTGTTTCCAACGGACAATCCGTTGGAGATACCATGTTTGTTGTCTGATGTGCAACCTCAGTACATAGAAATCCCATTCTATTGCTTTGGAGAGCAGGCAAGAACAACGAATATGAATGGCAGGGGAACACTCCACTTCTATACTGATGATTATAGATTCCGGTCAATCTATGAGAAGCCAGAGAAGATTTTGAAGTACAACCCTGGCAGCATTATTGAGCCAAACTTCAGCTTATCAAATGATACTCCAATAGCTTTTGGTATGCAGGCTATCTACAAGAAACGCTTTCTTGCGAGAGCTATGCAGGAAAAAGGGATAGGTGTATTCGTTGACTTAAATGTGGCTCCTAAGTTCTATAAGCTGAATTTGATGGGCATCCCTAAAGGTTACTCATCATTCGCCACAAGAGGTTGCACAGACCGACTAAATGAACTGCAATTTGAATACGAGATTGCCAAGTTCGTAGCAAATGGCAACAGATTCAGATTCATCGTTTATGGAGGTGGTAACGTGATTGAGCAGTGGTGTAAGGAAAATAATGCCGTCTATGTAACACCAATCATCATCATCAAGAATAAGTTGAAAGCTTTTGAAAAGATGAAAGATACTATTGGTATGCTTGATGTTGATGCAAAAGCAAAATACCAAGAGCTTAAAAAGACCTTGTATGATACTCAAGTAAAGAACTTCTCTATAGAAGATATGCTTGATAACATGCAGGATTTTCCAAAGCTCTCAAAGTAGTTTATTATAGTTTATGATTAAAATGTTTGATTATGGGTAAACGTAGTAATGGCACAAGAGGAACAAATAGTTCTAATAGTGCAAAGAGCAGAAAGGTTGATGCGGGTGGAAAAATAGACAAAAAGGTAGACGCAATTTCTTTCCCTCTTTTCGGTAATACGAGAACTATGGCTGTCAAAGTAAATGATGTATTCAAGCAGAAATATCAAAAAGAGGAATCAGAAAAAGTTAGGGCAAGTGTAGAAACTGTATCGTCATTTAGCAAACCAACAGGAAAGTACGAATATGTGTCGGTCGATAAGATACACCCAACACAAGAATACATAGGAGCGAATAATCTAAAGGCGATTGCATCTATTAATTTTGATTCAAATGAAGTCCCTTATGGAGTACAGCGTAATGGGAACATTTATATAATTGACGGTCACCACAGAGCAGCGGTAGCCATACTCAAAGGAAATAAGAAAATACGAATATTGTTGAATTAAAAATATGTCAGAACAGAAAGCAATAAAAAAAATGATTGCATGGCGCAATGATTGGTGTCTCTTCGCCAAGGAAGTCTTAAAGGCTCGCCTTGACGAAGAGCAAAAGGCTATATTGCGTTCTGTTCAGAAGAACAAAATGACAACGGTAGCCAGTGGAACTGCAAGGGGTAAGGACTTCATCGCTGCCGTAGCCGCTTTATGTTTTCTATACCTCACTCCTCGCTTCGGCAAGGATGGTAGTTTGGAAAAGAACACCAAGATCGCCCTTACAGCACCGACAGGAAGACAGGTAACAAACATCATGATACCAGAAGTGGCACGTCTATACAAAAAGGCAGGCTTCCTGCCTGGTCGTTTGCTGTCGGATGGCATCAGAACTGATTATGAGGAATGGTATCTGACAGGTTTCAAATCTTCAGCCGACAACACTGAGGCTTGGTCGGGATTCCATGCTGTAAACACCATGTTCATCGTAACTGAAGCATCCGGTATCTCGGACACCATCTATAATGCAATCGAGGGTAACCTGCAAGGTAACTCTCGATTGCTATTGGTATTCAACCCAAACGTTACAACAGGGTATGCAGCCAACTCCATGAAGTCTCCCCGATTCAAGAAGTTTAGATTATCATCCCTCAACGCAGAGAACGTAGTCAGCAAGAAAAACATTATCCCTGGACAAGTTGACTATGAATGGGTAGCCGATAAGGTCTCAGCATGGGCACAGAAGATCAGAAAGTCTGAGTTTGATGAAGGTCGTGGTGATTTTGTGTGGGAAGGTGGATATTATACTCCAAATGACCTTTTTCGTGTTAAGGTTCTCGGTATGTTTCCGAAGGTGTCCGAAGATACCCTCATTCCATACGAATGGTGCGAGATTGCCCATAGAAGATGGAAGGAACTTAAAGATAGTGGCTTTATCACCCATAAGCCAATACGCCTAGGTGTCGATGTCGCAGGTATGGGGCGCGATAGGTCTTGCTATGTTCCACGACAAGGAAACTATGTTTCAGAAATCAAGTGTCATAATTCGGGTGGTCATGCGGACCACATGGCAGTCGCAGGTCAAGTCGCGCACTATCTAAGTTTGAGTTCCAAGAATAAAGCCTTCATTGATACCATAGGAGAAGGTGCTGGAGTTTATTCAAGACTCATAGAGCAAAAGTATTTAACTGCATTCTCTTGCAAGTTCTCGGAAGGCGTGAGAAACAAGCATGATGTGACAGGCTGCTACTCTTTTGCTAACATGAGGGCTTATTTGTTTTGGTGTATACGTGACTGGCTCAACCCAAAGAATGGATTCTTTGCAGCACTCCCACCTGACGATGAGTTGGATCAAGAATTGTGCGAAGTGCATTGGCTGTTTCAGTCAGATGGTTCAATCATCATGGAACCAAAGGACGAAATCAAGAAGCGTCTGAAACGTTCTCCCGACAAGATGGATGCCCTTGCCAACACCTTCTATCCATACGACTTCGATAGAGACAATGATTTGCAATTGTTAAATAGTATAGTATAAATTTGCAAGATACAGAAAAGTTTTGTAACTTTGCAGCCGAAACGTATCTTTTAACGTTTCATTGCTCTTAGTGCACTCCGACCGTGAGGTTAGAGTGCATTTTTTTATTTAATATAAAGTAATTCAGAAAAAGACTATACACTTCAATATAAGCCTTCTAAGCGGTTCATTTTTTATCTCCATATACTTACCATTTTTAAGAAACAGACTTACATACACGAAATTAATAGTTTTGTATAAGTATCTAAGTATCAATAAGTTAAACTAAGTTAACAAAAAGTACTTTATGCTCAAAACGTTTGGTCATTTGCAAAAAAATGATTACCTTTGCACTATCAAAAATAAAATAACAATTTAAAAGATAAGAGCAATGAAAAAGGTAATAGTTGAAATAAGTCTCAGAGACACAAGAAAGGCTTACTCGAGAATGGAAGGTTATAATTTTATAACTGAAAATGGTAAATGGACCTCATCAAATGTTTACGAATCAAATGAATTTGACGCAGACGATGAAGATGAAATGGACGTATTGGAAGATTTGCGAGATACTATCGAGAACATTCTTTCTGATTGTGAATACGAAATAAATGAAGTAGAAATCTAAAAAATACATAAGAGCAATGAACGTTTACACAGAATCAGATAGATATACGGTATTACTTCACGCATTCGACACTTTTGAAGGTGCTTGTGAGTATATGACACAGATTATAAATGTAGGGGAATGTAAGGTTCTCCCTCTCATAAAAGCATGGAATGGTGGCGAGGTTACAGCAAAATGGATGGCAAAGAAAACCGAAAAAGGAATTAAATTTGAATTGTTTAATAATTAAGATAGATATGAATAAGCAAGAATTAAAAGACCTCACCTATAAAATGGTAGAGGAAAGAGTTAACAAGGGGGTTGAGTTGTTTAATAGCTTCGTATTCTTTCCTGTCTTATATGGCGAACTGAAAAAGAAGTTCTCGCAAGAATACTGCGATATGTTCAGAAACGTTGTTCTAGACACCTGCATTCTTTATCCAGATTGGAAGGAACATGAAATCTTGCAAGAGGTTGCTTCACAATTCGAGAGTCATGGAAATGTTTAATAGGAGGAAATGAATATGACAGTATATGAATTATCTGAACTTCAGAAAGAAGAACTCAAAATCGAAATGTTGAAAGATAAGTTTGGGTACAAACTTTCATTCAGAGAGTTATCATTTGCTAATGAGCTCATCAGCGACCGAGAATTGTTCGAAAGATTCAAGGATCAGACTTTTACAGATAAAGACTTCATCGTATCACGCTAAATGAAATCGTATGGAAAGCAACTGCACAACAATAGAAGAGCTTAAATCCGTAACCACGCAGGTTGGCGGTGATGAATGGAAAGATTTCTTCTCCCTCATCAAAAAAGGCTCGTATAGCCTATATGGTTTCCATCAGTTTCTTGAAGAGAGACCAGACCTATGCTTATTAATTCAAGGTATAGGAGATTACCAAACTGCCATTAAAGCTACGTTAGACGAAATCGGATTGAATGATGGTGATATAAATGGACCAGGAGGAAATCATCTGAAACTGATTGTGGTGGATCAGATAGGATTCATAGTGTATGAAACGAAAGTTATGAATTTTTAAAAATAAGATAGAGCAATGGAAGAGACCGTTATCATAGCAATGGATGCCGAAAAGTCTAAAAAGATAAAAGGCATTCCTTCAAGTTGGGACTGGGAGGATGTTCATTTCTACCTCATTACTGAATTGGGATTCGGTTTTGATGTTGTGTTCAATTATTCAAAAGACATAGAGGAGGTATCTTATGAAGGATAATGCAAGAACTATCAAGTACGATTCTATCACATCATACGCAAAGGAATATGGGGTAGAATATCTGAGTAACGAGAACCTTATCGCTTCAATTATCGGTATAGACCCTATGCTGCAGGGTAATGAACCAATAAGAAAAATCTTTGATGGTAGTCATTCCCTCAGAAAGGCGAGCAAGAGAACACTGCAGGAGCTTACATCTATCAAAGGAATAGGTGAAAAGAAGGCTACCGCTATACTCGCTGCATTCGAACTTGGCAGAAGACTTATGAAGGAGAAGTCGCAAGAACTTACAGATTTGGGTAGTTCTCTCGACATTTACAACTATATTTTACCATACGTCAAAGATTTAGAAATAGAAGAATCTTATCTGTTCTGTATGGATAACCACTTCAAGTTAATCAAAATGGTTCGATTGTCGCAAGGTGGAATATCAGAAACCCTTGTAGATGTAAGAGTTGTGTGCAAAGAAGCTATTTCTTGCAATGCCGTCACTATAGCATTGGTTCACAATCACCCTAGTTCTAACTGTTTCCCTTCAAGGTCTGACGATGAATTGACATACAAGATAAATAAGGCTTGTGAAATTATGAGATTGTACTTTATGGACCATGTTATCATCAGTAGTAAGTCAGATCAGTATTACTCTTACCACGACAAAGGAAAATTATAAGTTCTAAGCTGATAAAATACATCAAACCTATAATTATACCAAAAGAATCTAACTTGAATACAGAAGATATTTTGCACGTTTAAGTGCATTTTTGTTGCATCTTATCTACCAAGGGAGGGCTGTGAAGTTCTCCCTTGTTTATTGAAATGAAAATAATTTCTCACTTTTTTGCCAAAACTATTTGTTGATTAAATAAAATTTCGTATATTTGCACCCATAAAAGCGTGTGAAGATGCACGTGACAGAACTTTTCGTAACATTGCTCTTACACCGAGTTCTACGTTTGGTCTGCCTGCATTTCGCTCGCAGACCATTTTTTTGTTAAATATAACTCAACAAGCAATGAACAAGTATTACAGAAAAGTTCTTGAAGCACTGAAAACCAATCGAGACATTAAGGCATTGGGGTTCAGTCGTAAGGAGTTAAAGGGTGTTGCCGCCAATGTTGCCAACAAACTTCAACTCAAAGATGATGCTACTGACGAAGAAGTTAGTGAAGGTATTAGTGACGCAATTGATGATGTCTTGCCGTTACTCCAGTTAACTCAGTCCGCAGCAGACCGCCAAGTCTCAGAGTACAAAAACGCTCATCCTGCACCCGATGATGACGATGATCCAGATGACGATCCAGATGATGATGACGATCCAGCACGTAGAAGTCCGTCACGGAAGGGCAAGAAGGGCAAGAAGGATAGCGATGATGATGACTCCGCTACCCTCAACGCAATCAAGGAACTTACTAAGGCTGTTGCTACACTCCAAGGTGATGTAACTGCATTGAAGTCGGGCAATACCACAAGCAGCCGTACCGCAAAGGTAAGGGAACTGCTGAAGGACACAGGTAAGTTCGGAGAGCGTCGGCTTAAATCTTTCTCTCACATGAAGTTTGAGAATGAAGAGGAGTTTGAGGACTACCTCGATGAGTTGAAGGAAGATATTGAGGAAGAGAACAAGGAAAGACTTGAAAAGGGTCTTGAAAAGCTTGGACGAATCCCTGCTCCCGATACCAAACCTCAGCCAAAGGATGAAGATAAGTTAATGTCTGATGATGAAGTCAAGGAGCTGGCTAAGATGTAATCATCTATTGTTTCACCAATAAATTATTAGATTATGGTAGCAGAAGACTACAAGCCAAAAACCAAAGGCTACGACATGGGTAAGGACGCTGTGGTTATCCGTCAGTATCTCGGTGGTATCACAGGCGGTAGAGCACTCGACTACGCCAACTTCAATGATGAGGTTATTCAGGCAGGTCACATCATTGTCCGCAAGAAGGTTGATGATGTTTATGAGTATTCTCCACTTGAAACCGAAGATGGCAAGTACAAAGACAAGGCTAGCGAAGCAGAATTTGCTGGTGTTGTTGTACGCTCACGCATGAAGGGTGAAGCGGTTGCAATCATGGATAATGGTCGCGTGAATGATGTGGCAATGCCTTATCAGTTCAAGGACGAAACTCAGAGAACCGCCATCAAGACTGCTCTCCCAAGTCTTATTTTTGAGCATGACTAAGTTGTGCTCTAGTTTTTAACTTAAAAGATTGTTTATATGAACGAATCACTTTTTATTCAGTTTATCCGAGCTATCTTCCCTAAACTTAGCTTGTATGTTAAGGAGAAGGAGAATCCAAAGGAGCGCACCTACCTCTACAAGGAGATGCTTACCGATGTGTATTCTGCCGATCAGAAGTGGGAAGGTTCATCAGCTAAGACCACATACGTAGCTGCCGACATCGTTGAGATGGATTCAGACATTCCATTGAAGAAGCGTGGTCAAATCGCAACCTCTAATGGTAAGTTGCCAAAGATTGCGATGAAGAAGATTCTTTTCGAGTCTGATATCAACAACATCAACATCATGAAGGCTCAGTATGAGAACATTGTAGCGAGAGCCAATTCATTCCAGGCGCAAGGCTTGGTTGAGCAGGCTACATCAACACAACAGGCTGCTAAAACTGCAAAGGCTCGTATCATCAACAAGCTCATGAATGATGGTGTCGCTTGCTCTGTCGGTCTCGAAGAGCGTAACGAAATGAACTTCTTGGCAGGTCTCTCTAATGGTATTATTGCCGTTGAAGATGCAGACAATACGGGTAAGGCTATCCGTGTTGACTATGGATATTTTAAGGCAAACTGCTTCAAAACAGAAACCAATGGTGTTACAACCCGTGATGATTTCGAGAAAATCTTCGATAAGGCAAATGCCGATAACAATACCATCATACAGGTTATGCTCGCTAAGACGCAGATTAAGAAAATCCGCAAGGAGCAATGGGCAAAAGAGCTTGTTGCCGACTACGAGGGTAAGACTTATACCGAAAATACCAAGCTCAAGACGCCATCGGAGTCAGCTTTCTCGGAAGCATTCGAGGATGAGTTCGGTGCAGCCATCAAGGTTATCAACCGAACCGTGATTATCGAGAAGAACGGAAAGCCAAAATCAGTTAAGCCATGGAATGAGAATAACATCATCTTCATCTGTAACACCAACGTAGGCTCTTTCGTTTGGGGTACCCTTGCAGAGGACACCAACCGAGTACCAGGTGTTCAGTATTCCAACGTTGACAGCTACAAGCTTATCTCTAAGTACTCCAAGAATGAGCCATCTTTGCAGGAGGTTACCGCAGGACAGGCTATCTGCTTGCCAGTAATCGAGGACGTAGATCAGATTTATATGCTCTCTACCAAGTCTGAGGAGGTTGATACGGAAGCCGAGGCTACCGATACTACCGACCAGTATACGACTTACAAGGGTAAGAAGTATAAGAAGGCTGACCTCATCGCTGCATTGAAGGCTGCTGGAGCCAACGTAAAGGCTAACTCAACCGATGAGACTCTGATTAAGGCTCTCAACTCACTCAGCGATGAGGAGGAAGCCGAAGTTCTCTCTAAACTCACTCCAGAGGTTTAATTTGAATTGATATGAAGACAATAAAGCAAGCATTGATTGATGAAATCCACTACCCTATCCCTTTAGGATTCGTGGAGAATAAGATGATAGAACGTCAGCTTAATGGTGATGATGAATATACATTCGAGGTCGCTCAGTCCAAGGAATGGAAAGGTGCGCTTGCTGATTGTCTGTACTCTCTCATACAAGCTGTAAGCTTATCCGAGTCAGACAAGAGCATTGGAACACTATCTGACAAGGATAAGGAAAGGCTGCTAGTACGAATAAATGCTTTATACAAAACCATCGGTGAATCCCCTGCACTGGGTCAACCGATGGTTTATATAGGAGGTTAAGATATGGCTGTATTGGATTTCGCTGCTCATACCCTAGATTACCTACACGTAACTGATGGGTATGAAGACGATAACGGAGACTATGTTCAAGGCTCAGAAGAATGGGTGGAGAACTATTGTAAGTGTGATATTGTTCCTGCTGGCAAGGCAAACGTTATCACTATCCCCGATGGTTCTGCTAAGAACTATTCCTACACCATCTACAACCTTCCTAGAGCATGCCGCGATTTCGAGTACGGAGACAAAATTCGTGTAAAGCTTTTCGGAAACGAAGTGAAGGAATTTGTCGTACTCGGCTTTCATCGTTATCAACTGCAATGTAAAATATGGGTATAAAACTCTCAACCTCTCAGTCTGCGCTCGATAACTTTTTTCAATCCGCTATGGCGATAATAAAGCAAGAAATCCTCACTGCTTATGCCAAGCTAGGAGAAGAATGTAATGCAAGGATAAGAGACCGCTCGGCAGAGGAAAGTTGGATAGACCATACAGGAAACCTACGAAGCTCCATCGGTTATGCCATCTTTGACTACGGAAGGAAACAAGTAGAATCAGCCTTTGCTTCCATAGGCAATGGTTCTAATGGTTCACAAGAAGGAAGACAAATGGTAGCAGACCTAGCCAAGGAATACTCACAGGTTTACGCATTGGTAGTAGTCGCGGCTATGAACTATGCAGACTTTGTAGAAGCTAAAGAAAATAAAGATGTGCTTGCATCCACTGAGTTATGGGCTCGTTCTGTCGTCGATGGCAAACTAAAGCTCGCTGTGGATAAAGCCGTAAGTAGAATCAATCAGATAAAGCTATGAAATCGGATATTGACATCAAGGATGATGTGTACAACATTATCTCTTCTTCGAAATTAAAGACTGCTGTAACAGGTAGTCTTTGCAAGCGAGGAAGACCATTCTATGGCACTGGTAGGACTGGTAAGGAAGATATTTGTATCTCCATTCTTGCAAACAGAACTTCGCAGATACAAGAAGCTTTCGTGAATGTAAACATCTACGTTCAAGACCAAGCTATCACAAAGAAAGGCAATATCCAAAAGGAAGAGAACACGGCAAGGCTCCGTGAGTTATGTCAACTCTCCTTCTCTACCTTCGAAGCAGTTCATGGATCGGATTTCCGCTTATCTATGAGTGAACAGAGGGTAATAGCTTGCGAGGGCACAAGTGAGCACATCATTAATAACAAATTATTGTACCAAACTATAAACGATTAAGATTATGTCAGTAACAACATGGGGAAAACCATCCATCTATGTTCGTGACCTTAGTGCTGCAACCAACAACTGGAAGAAGCTTGACACTCCAAAGGAGGACACTACCCAGTTGAACCCTACCAAGGGCGATACAACAGAAGCTAAGGAGGAAGGTGGCGGTATTGTCGATTCCAAGACTACTAAGTCCACCTACGAACTCGTTTATCAAGAGTTCATCAAGAAGGGATTACCTCAGCCTTTCCCTACCATTGATGGACTTATCGAAGGAAACTACGCTATCGCTGTTCAGCCGGAAGATGCAGAGAACCCTGGCTGCTATATCGGCAATTCAACCGTCAGCGTAGAGGAATCATATTCTTCTGCGGATGGTGCTTTGATGCAGTACACCCACAAGGCTCTTGTTCCAGAGGGTGACGAGGTAGCAAAGACCACCAACAAGAAGGGTGAGACCGTATATTGTCAGTTCCGTTGGCGCATCATCACAGCCAAGAAGGCTAAGGGAAAGACAGACGAATACGTTCTTACATTCAAGCATCCTGCAGGTGCTACAGACACAACAACGGAGATAACTGTTCCAACAAACGGACAAACCGACGGTGACGTTTAAGGCAATATGTTGATTTCCTTTCACCCTTCTGCCGATTGAGGGTTATCAGTCGGCAACCTACCCAAGTAGCTCAGTTGGTTAGAGCGAGACCAAAGTCCGTCACATGAAATCCAGTTGGTCTTTAAAAAGCTGGTTGAAAGACGCAGGTTCGAGTCCTGTCTTGGGTGCTAACAAATTTTATTGGCTTATGAAGAATGACATCGAAATTGGCACAAAGATAGCCATGGTGTTAACAGATACACCTCTAGGCATACAGGTAGGTAGAAGGCATTTGTTTATCTACCCTCAGACTTTAGGCAAGATGTATTTGACTGCTCCATTGATTAAGCAGCTAGGCATCAAAGATGATAACTTAAAGCTGAATCCCCTCATTGAAGCACTCCGTGTAGTAGATGAAAATCGAAGTCTCTGCTGTAAGCTAATAGCCTACCACACTCTTCAGAAGAAATCCGATATGCTCAGTTCACGCATATTGAAGGCAAGGGAAAACATCATCTTCAAGTTCTGTGATAACGATGACATAGCAACCCTTCTCATCACCATACTCTCAGACAACAAGCTTCACGACATCATCACGGAATGTGGAATAGACAAGGAAGCGGAGCGTATGGAGAAGATAAACCAAGCCAAAGACTCCAGTAATCAGTATATCTTTGGTGGCAGAACCATTTGGGGCTCTCTCATTGACGCAGCTTGCGAGAGATATAAATGGACCCTTGACTATGTTCTGTGGGAAATCTCATACAACAACCTCACGCTTATGATGAAGGATAAGATAACTTCCATCTATCTATCCGATGAGGAAAGAAAGAAGGCTCACATTCCATCAGCAACAGAAAAGGTCTTCAGCGGAGATAACAAAGAGGACCTCATGGAGCTGATCAGACAGAGCGAAGAGAATCCAATTTAACCTCCAACACTAACAAGAATAAAGTAAAGAATAAAGGTTTGGGTGAGGAGGTGCACCTTTACGTAATTGACAGAATAAAAAAATGGCAGGTTTAAAGTTTGACATAACAGGAGATAATTCAGCTGTACTGAGAGCCTTTAAGGGGGTGCAGGATGGTGTGGCACAGACAGCAAGAGTGGTCGAGCAGCAGGGTCAGAGCATTGAGAATGTTTTCAATCGCATCAAGTCTGCTGCATCGGTGGCTTTTGCAGGATTTACGGCAAAGGAAATCATCAGCACACTGGGTACTGTCCGAGGAGAATTTCAGAAGTATGAGATTGCCTTTGAAACCATGCTCGGCAGTGGGCAGAAGGCAAAGGGAATGATTTCAGACCTCGCCGACCTTGCTGCTACTACACCTTTCGATATGAAGGGCGTGGTAAATGGCGCAAAGCAGTTGCTCGCATACGGATTTGCAGCCAACGAGATTACCGAAACCATGAGAAGGCTCGGTGATGTATCTGCAGGTTTAGGATTGAACCTTCAGGACCTCACTTGGCTTTATGGTACCACGATGGTGCAAGGTCGATTGTTCACAAGAGACTTAATGCAATTCACGGGGCGCGGCATTCCTTTGACAGAGGAGCTTGCCAAGCAGTTCGGAGTTACCAAGGATAAGGTTTCGGAATTGGTGACAGCAGGTAAGGTTGGTTTCCCCGAAGTCAAGAAGGCTATCGAAAGCCTTACCAATGAAGGCGGCAAGTTCGGTGGATTGATGGAAAAGCAATCTCACTCTATTACTGGTCAGGTAAGCAATATTAAAGATACTATCGAAATGGCTATCAATGACCTTGGCACTCAGACAGAAGGCTTGATGAATGATGCTTTGGATATCACATCTACGGTTATTGACCATTGGAAGGAGATAGGTGAGGTTATCCTTGCAGCCGCATCTGCCATCGGTCTTTATAAGGCAATGGCGGTAAGTGTAGCAGCCTTTGATACAGCTACAGCAAATGTAGGCTATGCGGCTGAGTTGTCAGCCCTTGACGCATTACTTCCAAAGAAGGAAGAAGTAAAGAAGACAGACCTTGAAGAAGCAGTAGCCAAAGGTCAGTTATCAGCAGCGCAGGCGGAATTGGTAGCATCCAAGCGTGAAGAGGTTGCGGCTTACGTTGCCGAATTGCAAACCAAGGCAAAGGTTATGCAAGACGAGGTTCACGTATTGGAGAATAAGCTTGCGCTACAAGATAACGAAGTGCAATCACTCCAAGATGCTTATGATGCCCTTGACGATTATGTATCAGCAGAAGTCAGAGATACGGCAGCAACAAACCTCAATACGGCAGCAAACGAAAGAAACAATATAGCAAACCAACTTAAAGCAGCAAGAGAGAAAGCTGCAACGGCTGCAACCAATGCCAATACCGCATCCCAAGGCTTGAATACCGCAGCGACAGCTCGCGATACCGCAACCAAAGGAATATGGGCACAGGTTACTCTCTTATGCGAGAAGGCACAGAGGGCATGGAATGCTTCTATGTTCTCTAGTCCTCTTTTTTTGATAGCTGCCACCATCGCAGCAGTAACCTATGCCGTATATAAGCTTGCTACCGCAGAAACAGCACATGAAACGGCAGTAAGGAAATCCAATGAAGCATGGGATGAGTTTGACAACAAGGTCAAGGAACGTCAGCAAAATATCGAAAGCCTTATCAGAACAATTCAGTCTGAGACAGCTACAGAATACGAGAAGGCAGAAGCTTACCAAAAACTCTCCAACCTCGCACCTCAGTTAACGGAGCAATACTCACAAGCTCAACTAGCATCTGCCGACTTTGCTAAGACGCAGAAGGAAGTTGCCGAGAGCATGGATGAGTTGAAGTACGATAAGGCTGTTGAGGAAGTTGAGAAGTATCGAAAGAAGGTCGAGGAACTTCAAATGCAACTCAGAGCAGACGCAGCCAATGGCGGTCAAGGTAGCATCGCTATCTCATCACAGATAAACCAAGCCAAAGAAGACCTTGACCAAGCAGAAGAAAAGCTTTCCAACATCATCCAACTTCGAGACCAAGCAGCCGAGAATGCAAAGCCTATCGAAGTCCGCTTGCAAGAAGCACAGGAGAACGAAAGTGTACGTCAAGAAATCTTTGACTTCTATGATGAAGCAATCAATCTGGCTAACGATTGGCAAGCTGCCAACGAAACCATCAACTACGCCACAGGCGAGAGTAGATTGGATGCGTTCATCAATAAGGCTCAGAAAGAGATAGCAGGTCTTCGAGAAGACATCAAGAAGAATCCTGCTGATCTGAATCTACGCATGCAGGAGTCTGAGAAAACAAAGGTTCTGAACAACCTTTTAGCGATGAAGAGGAATTGGGCGGTCACTGGCGCAACGACAATACCTTTGATTTTTAGGGCTCAATGGAACACCGCCAAACAATCCCTCAACCAAGCCAAAAAAAGAGCACAAGCGTTGGCTAACACTGGTTCTACGGAAACCTATCAGCAAGCTTACAACAAGGCGCAGCGTGAATACAACGCAGCCAAGAAGAAGGTTGCTGCTATGGAGAGAAATAAGAGCAAATACACCGCCACTCAGTACGAAACCGCCACCCAAAACTTGAAAGCAGCCAAGGATGCCTACTCTAAGCTAGGTGGTGATGTAAGTGGGAAGGTAGCGAAGGCAGCAGCAACGGCACGTAAGACTCGCATCAAGGAAGGAAACAAAGCTATCAAAGTCCAGGAGGAGTTGAACAACCGCTTGAAGGCTTTGCAGCAGAAAAATATCGACACCGATATATCTCAGATGCAGGAAGGCACGGAGAAGAAGCTTGCTCAAATCAAGAACGACTATGCCAAGCGCAAAGCCGAGATTGATAAGCAGGAAGCAGAGTTCATCAAGAAAAACAAGGAAGCTGGCAAGAAAGTAACCCTTACCTCTGCTCAGTCCGATGCCCTCAATAAAGCTAGAGACCTCGCTACCCAAGAGTACAACAAGAAGCTTGATGAGGTCAACAGGGAAGCCCTCTCCTCTATGCGTGACTACTTGAAGGAGTATGGTTCTCTCTATCAGCAGAAGCAAGCCATTGCCGAGGAGTACGAAGAGAAGATTGCCAAGGCTCAGACACAGGGTGAAAAGCTCTCTCTTCAGCAGCAGAGAAAGAAGGACCTCCAAACCATCGAGATAAACGCTATCAGACAGAACATCGATTGGGGAAGTATCTTCGGAGACTTCGGAGCTATGTTCAAGGACCAACTGGAACCAACAATAAAGAAGTTGCAGGAGCTGTCCAAGAGCACAACCGATGTTAACGAACAGAAGACCATACAGGAACTTATCTCCAAGCTACAAGGCTCTGCCACCGTATGGGATAGTGACATCTTCAAGAAGGTTTCGGACGACATCAACGCCTATCAGTCAGCCATGCAGGGCTATATTGATGCACAGGAGCGTGAGGCAGAAGCCACGAAAGCCGTTACCAAGGCGCAGGAAGACCTCACTAAGGCTAAGAAGGGCGGTAACAAGGATAGCATCAGTAAGGCTGAAAGCAACCTCTCTAGAGCGCAGGGCGTACTCGCTACCGCATCTAACAACGTTTTGGAGTTCGGTTCCTCTGTTCAGAAGGCATCATCAGACTTGCAGACATCTGCACAGAAGGCAGTTTCTCAGTTCCAGCAGCTTGAAAATGGTTTGCAGGGTCTAACGTCGGGGTCACTCAAAGGCATAGGAAACTCCATTCTAGGACTTGACAAGCTTTTCGGGGGTACTATGCAGAAGGACGTTGCCAACACTCTAGCAAAGGGAATCCAAGGGTTACTCGGCAAAGACAGCGACGCAGCCAAGGCTCTGACGAAAGCTTTAGGGGATAGCGGTATGGCAGGTGAAATAATCTCCGCAATACTCGGCATCCTCGATATACTGAAAGATGGCTTCGGAACGCTAATCAGCAACCTCATGGACACGGTCTTTGGCGCAGTAACGGGCATACTCGATGATGCTTTATCGGGTGACATCGTTATGAAGCCATTGAAGAGTATCGGGAACAACGTTTCTCATATCCTCAACACGCTTTCATTCGGTGGTTTCAATAGTCTGTTCGGTGGAAATGGAAATGCAAAGAAGGTCAATGATACCATCGAAAGACTGACAGACAGAAATACCCTCTTGCAGCAATCCATCGAGGATTTGACTGACGCAATGGAAAACTCCTTTGGCTCCAAGGCAACCTCATACTACGAGCAAGCCTACAAGAATCAGCAGGAGACTAATCAGAACTACCTCGACATTGCAAAGGCACAGGCAAGCTATCACGCTTCTCACGGCTCATGGAATCGTTATTGGAGCGGTTTTAGTAGTGATGAGATGGATTGGATCAAGAAGAACGTCAAATCAGACTTCAATGGCGACCTCTTCTCCTTCAGCCCAGAAGAAATGAAGCTCCTCCGTGGCAACGTTGCCATCTGGGAGCATATCGAGAACACAGGAAAGGGTAACTATGGTGGACGTCTGACGGAGAAGCTGAATGACTACATAGACCAAGCAGGCAAGCTGGAAGAGTTGTCAGAGCAGTTCAAGGAGAATCTTACTCAGATTTCCTTCAGTGGAATGAGAGATAGCTTCTTTACGGACCTTATGGACATGAAGAAGGATGGTAGCGACTTTGCTAGCGAAATGGCAGATGATTTCGCAGAAAAGATGCAGAAGTCCCTTCTCTCTTTCAGTATGGAAGATCTTATCAATGGAGACTTGAAGAAACTCTACGATGATTGGGCAAAGGCTATGAAGGATAAAAACGGAAAGCTAACCAAAGAGGACGTAAATGCTTTCTACGAGCGTTACGATGAGATAGTCCAGGAAGGCTTGAAGAGACGTGACGAGTGGGCAAAGATAACTGGATACACCGGTTCTTCATCCTCATCACAGACCGCAACAAGCGGAGGATGGGCATCTATGGGACAAGATACAGCAGACGAGCTAAATGGTCGCTTCACCGCCATGCAGATTGCAGAAGAGTCCATCGCTCAGAACATGACTACCACCATATCTCAGATGGAGAGCATCGTTACACTCGGAATCTCAACCAATGGCGCGGTATTGGAGATTAGAAATATGATGATTATGACAAACAGCTACCTCGAAGACATCGTGAAGTATTCAAAGCTCACCTATAATGACTTCGGAACAAAGCTGGATGATATGAACAGAAGATTAAAGGATATTTAACCTCTATAGGCTTTTCGCTTGTCAACCCTTACAACTATACTCAACAATAGCAAAAGCGGCTCACAGCGAAGCCTACGAGGTTATTTAATGATTAAATAGTTATGCTTAATGGACAACTTTATATCAATGGCAAGGATGCCTACCTTACGTGGGGCATCTTCCTAGACGAAACCGCCCTCAGCACGCTCATGACCCCTGCACCAAACAAGGAGTTCATCAGCAACAAGTATCGCTCAAAGGACGGAAAGTCGGTTATCAAGCACAATCCTAGATTGGATGAGAGGGAGATAACGCTGCCGTTCAATATGACCGCCAAGGACTCAGATACGTTCATGACGAACTATGCTAGGTTCTGCGAGGAGGTTCTTGCCAAGGGGGAGTTGGTTATCCGCACCCGATTTCAGCCTAATGTATGGTATCGGTGCATCTATCTCTCCTGCACTCAATTCAGTCAGTTCATTCGGGAAATGGCAAAGTTTAGTCTTAAACTCAATGAGCCAGACCCTAGTGACAGAGGTGAAACAAGTAAATATACAAGCTAATGATTCAGATTAAGAGAAATAACAAGGTATTCTTCACATTAGAGGACTTCGGCGAGGGTTCTAAGCTGTCATATCAGCTTATGGACCACCACTACGTCATATTGAAGTTCACTACGGCTACTCCTATCTATTTCGAGATTGGGGACTCCGTGGAGATTCCCGACTTCGGCTACTTTGAGCTTACATCATCATACTTCCCTAAGCACAATGACAGTGATGGCTACGACTACGAAATGCAGATGGATGCCTACTATATGTCTTGGAAGAATAAGCTTTGCAAGTATCGCCCTCAGCACGGAGCCAACGAGACCTCCTTCAGCCTCACCACAACGGTAGGCGTACACATGAACGTTATACTAGGCAACCTAAAGGCACTAGGTCTTACGTACAATGGCAAGGATTTCTCTGTTGACTACACTACGTACAACAACAAGGCTTTCGATGTTCAGAAGAGATTCTTGATCGAGTACGGCTCCATCAGCATACTTGATGCTCTAAACTCCATCTGTTCCGAAGACGCACTCAACTGCGAATGGTGGATAGATGGCTCTATTATATACCTTGGATATTGCGAAATGGAAGGACAGACAACATTCGAACAGGATGTTAATGTTCTGTCTATGTCCTATTCGGAATCTAAGTCAACTTATATCACAAGACTGTACGCATTCGGCTCAGACAGAAATATTCCGAAAGGATATTTCACTGGTGCCGATGCGGACGTCACCACAGATGGTGTAGCTACCGATTACCTCATGCTCCCTAACAAGAAAGTGGATAGTGATGGCTTCTTCGCCAAGGATGGCTACCTGGAGAACGTGAATGTTGTGAAGAACGACAAGCAGGCTATCGAAGGTGTCGTGATGTTCGATGACGAATATCCGAAGGTTGAATGCAGGGTCAGCAGTATCAAGACCTATGATAGCACCGTTGATAACGAAGACGGAACGAAGACTACACAGACATTTTGGCAGGTCACTTCTACAGACTCTTTCACTAATAACTTCAAGGAGAGTTGGATAAAGAGTAACCTCACTTTAGGCATCAAGTTCACTAGCGGTGCTCTCATGGGTATGGAGTTCGATGTCAGCTTCAAGGTTATCGACAAGGTTAACTACTTCGAGATTGTGGCAAACGACACCTACGGAAGAACTCTTCCCGATGGCATTATGTGCCCAAAGGTTGGTGATAAGTACTTTCTGTTCAACTGGGACGCAACCAAAATTACAGATACGGACCTCATTCCTACTGCTCAGTTATCTCTGTTCGATAGAGCGAAGCAGTACTATCAGAAGACCATGATCAGCAACTCAAACTTCACCTGCACGATGGATGGCGATAAGTTCTACAATGATGGAACATACGATTACCATCCTCTCGGTGAGCAGGTAAAGCTGATTAATGATATGTTTGCGCAGGTGGATGCAGATGGCAAGCACTACCGAAACTCTCGTATCATCGGAATGGAGATACCTTTGGACATTCCTTACGACCACCCTCAGTACATAGTAGGCGAAAAGGCTGCAACAAGCCGGTTGGGTAAGTTGGAAGACAAGGTTGATTCCATCAAGGTGAATGGAATGCAGATAGGCGGCACAGGAAGCGGTAATGGTGGTGTCTATGTAATTGGCATGAACGATACCACTCCTGCATCCGATAGTAACGTTTATTCTGCTAGACGCTCTAGGATGGAGTTTGTATCTAGGCTGCTGGATAACACAGCAAAGGGCACAATCACATGGGAGAAGGTGCAGAAGTTCTTTAGTGGATTGCTTATCGGTAACTCCAACAATGAGAACGGTGGTTCATGGACTCCCGATGCAGAAGGTCGCTCTCATCTCATCACCGATTACCTGGAGGTGAGGATGAAGGCTATATTCGAGGAGCTTGTAATCAAGAAAACCTCCACCATCGGTGGCAAGGAGATTATCTCTCCTGCTGGTGGCGTGGTGGCTCACAAGGTGGAAGAGGTTACTGTGACATATAATAATGTGTCACAGAAGGCTTATCGTTGCTATTTCTTAGCAGAGCAGGAAGGTGATTCTGTAGATAATGATTTCGCTGTTAACGACCAAGTGCGCTCGGAATCATTCAATGTACGCAAGGGCACTTACCACAAAGTTGGCAATCACTTTTATTGGCGATTGGTAATCGGTCGTGACGAAGACCCCGTAGAGCTGGAAGGAAAGAAGTATCATTATATCGACCTCTCCGATACCGATTGCGCTACGGCAAGCGATGTTCCTGCTAAAGGTGATGTACTCAATCAGTGCGGTAATAGAACCGATGTAGAACGTCAGAACTGCCTTATCTTCTCGGCGGTAGATACCTATTCGCCATCCATCAGCTTGTACCACGGTATAAATAGCTACTCTTTTGCCAACAAAGAATACGTAGAGTATGGTGTAAACAAACAGACCAACAAGGCATTTTTTAATGTTTATGGCGATATGTATGTGGGCGACCGACCTACTAAGGAGAATGGCTATGAGGGTAGTAGCTACATCAAGTATGACAGCGCAGCCAAGCAGGTATCTATTAAGGGTAAGCTTTCGGCGAAATCTACCGTGGATGGAAAGGAATTGTCTCAGTACATCAAAGAGAACTCAGCAAAGGGCTTGACCGAGGAGCAGGTAAACAATCTCATCAAGAACTCGCAGGTGATAACCGACCTTCAGAATCAGGTGGATGGTGCTATCGAGACGTGGTTCTATGAGGGCGTGCCTACCTTGAAGAATGCGCCAGCAAGCAGTTGGACGACCGATAAGGATAAAGATACCCATCTCGGAGACCTTTACTACGACAACAAGACGGGCAAGGCATACCGCTTTGCCAAGGATGGCAACACCTATAAGTGGACTATCATCACGGATACCGATATTGCCAAAGCCCTTTCCGATGCAAGCAAGGCACAGGAAACGGCAGATGGCAAGATGAAGGTTTTCAGCACCCAGCCTACACCGCCCTATCAGGTGGGCGATATTTGGGTGAATGCTACCTATCCTGCAGATGGCAGTACCTACAAAAATGAGGTATTGCGCTGCCAGACCCTCAAAGCTGCTGGTTCTCCGTTTGCCATCGCCGATTGGATCAAGGCATCTAAATACACCGATGATACCGTTGCCAACGCAGCTAAAAAAGCAGCAGAAGAAGCTCAAAAGGCGGCACAGACAGCACAGACGAACATTACGAACCTCGGCAAGACCGTCACCACAAACAAGAAGGCATTCGATAATTATGTTACCGATGGCTACCTAGAGCCTTCCGAGATTGCAGCTATGGCGCAGGATTCTAAGCGACTTGAAGATGATTTTGCGGCAGCGCAGAAGTCATATAATGAGGTGAAGGATGCAGAGG